ACTTTGATGTTGTTGAGTGCACGATCAACTATGGTAGAGTGAGCCGATTCGCCAAGTTGAAAATAACGCTTGCGCGTCATGGTTTCAAACTTATAGCCTTTGTCGGCAAGACCAAGATGCATGCAACACAAACCGTATCGAATGTTGGATATCATGATGTATTGTATGCAGCTGTGAATAGAAATAAAAAAACTAGCCAAACATCAGCTAGTTTTTTTATTAAATATTTTTTTAATTATTATTGATCTTCTTCGTCGTCATCGTATTCTTCGTAGTCATCTTCGTCGATATCGTCGAAATCTTCCGAATCGTCGTATTCTACATCTTCGTCTTCAAAACCTTCTTCGTCTTCGTCGGTGTAGTATTCATCACCTTCGGAATCTTCATCATATTCTTCATCGTCAAACTCTTCAATATCTTCATCCTCAATATGTTCGTCATCATCGTAATAACTGTCTTGCATATAAAACTCCTTATAAGGAAAAGCAGGTGAAGGGGCTTGAACCCTCGACGTATAGCTTGGAAGGCTATCACTCTACCGCTGAGTTACACCTGCACATTCTATATATGTTACTTGAAAGAAATTTCACTCTTTCGCATCCAGAAAAGTTCTTCGCCCATTTCACGATCTGGAACCGCAACAAGATATTGAGGACCCCATACCTTGTCGTGTTCTACACGAACAACTTCACCATACTTCTTGATGGTTTGCTCGCTATGAACAATTACCGAACGAGTAGCGTTACGAACACCTGAAACATTAACAACATTAGCCATTTGCAAAACTCCGAATACTTGTTTGGCGGCAACACACCGTTGCACAAATATTATTTACCGAAAGTCAGGGTGATAGGATTCGAACCTACGACCTTCTGGACCCAAACCAGACGCTCTACCAAGCTGAGCTACACCCTGAGATAATGACCTTGCAGGGACTCGAACCCTGGTCTCAGCCTTGAAAGGGCTGGGTCCTGTACCGCTAGACGACAAGGCCAACAACACTACACTATATATGGCTAGAGAGAGTTTTATAGCGTGCTTTTGAAAAAATATACGGGTTGCGTAAACTATACAAACAACGGAGACAAAAATGATTTTAGTTGACATGAATCAAATCACTATTGGAGCTATCATGGCAGAATCCAAAGGCAAACCGTCTTTGAATGAGGATTTGATTCGCCATATGATTATGAACAATTTACGCACAATTCGCAACAAACAATACGCAAACTATGGTGAATTGGTAATATGCTACGATAGCCCACACAGTTGGCGCAAAAAGTTTTATCAATACTACAAGGAATCTCGCAAGCGTGAAAGAAAGGCTAGCGATTTTGATTGGTCGGCTCTTTTTGAATTACTGAACAAAATTCAAAACGAGTTGATTGAGAATCTTCCATACAAAGTTATAGCAGTTGAAAATTGTGAAGCGGATGATATTATTGCTGTGTTGAGCAAAAAGTTTTACAAAGATGAAAAAATATTAATTATTAGTTCGGATGGCGATTTTCAACAATTGCAAAAATATTCAAATATCGATCAATATAGTCCTACACTAAAAAAGATCATCAAATGTGATGATCCCTACGAATATCTTTTTGAACATATTGTTCGTGGTGATGCCTCGGATGGAGTTCCCAACATTCTTTCCGCAGACGATATTTTTGTACAAGAATCGAATCGTCAAACACCCATCAGCAAGAAAAAATATGAAAATTGGTTAAATCTTTGGCACAACAGCGGTTCCACCAATCGTGACATTAAATCAATTTCTACCGATTCAAATGTGTTATCAAACATAAATAGAAACAGTGTGTTGATTGATTTTGATTGTATTCCCGAAGAAATATCCGAAAGAATATTAAAAAAATTCGACAACATACAAGTAGCTAGTCGTGATAAAATTATGAATTATTTTATCGCTAAAGGTATGCGCCATTTGATACAACATTTATCGGAGTTTTAAATGCATCAGAAAATGATTCACGAAGTGCTTGACGAAGTGTCGAAACAAACCGACAAAAACTTAAAAATACAAATACTCAGAAAAAACAACACTCCCGCATTGCGAGAAGTTATTCGATATGTTTTTTCAAAAAATTTAAAGTTTTTTACAAATCAAGTACCAAAATATAAAATCGACAATGTTCCAGAAGGAATGAGTTTCAACAGTCTTTTCAACGAAACCAAAAGATTTTATATTCTTACCGAACAGAACACAGAATTCAGCATGACAGGAAAACACACAAACTTAAAAAGAAAAATGGAAATTTTAACGCAAATATTAGAAAACATTCATCCTAGAGAAGCAGAAGTATTGGAAAGTATGGTTCGTGGAGATTTTGATAAAAAGTATAACTTAAACAAGAAAGTGGCACAAGAAGCATTTCCTGGTCTTATTGGTGATTAAAATGAAAAATTTTTCAAGCAAAGAAGAACAAAACAAAAACCGTTCGCAACAACAAATACAAAACAACAAATCAAAAAAACATACAAAAAAGATACTAAAAAAATATACCGAATGTGTTGATATAGAAAACGAAGAAATATATTCAAATTTTGAAAAATTTAATAATCGTAATTGATAAAAAACAAGGGGCTCTTTGGAGCCCCTTGTTTTATTTACTTCGGTAAAGCTTGTCGATCTTTGCCACTATGGGCGATCGAACACAATGCTCTTCCAACATCTCAAAGAAACCAATTTCTTCAACACTTTTCAAACGATCCAGACAATCGCTCAAACCATTTCGAGTTTCACGATCTCGAAAATAAAGATCCGATTGTTCGGTATCGCCCGTCACAACCAATTTAGAATTTTCTCCGATGCGTGTAAAAATCATCCGCATTTGTTGAACCGTTGAATTTTGCATTTCATCCGCCACAACAAATGCATTCTTGAACGTAACTCCACGCATATATGCGAGTGGAAGAATCTGTATGTTTCCCTTGTCGATCAAATCGGTTATGATATTTTTACCGAGTTGTTCGATGCTGATTTCCATGAGAGGCATCATAAAAGGCGCAATCTTGTGATTGAAATCGCCTGGAAGAAATCCCATCTTTTCGCCCGCTTCCACATATGGACGCGTTAATATCAATCGTTCGTAATTACCGTTGAGAAGTCCCATCAAGCCTGCCACCATTGCTATATGACTTTTACCCGATCCAGGAACGCCATATATCACCGACACTTCGTGAGTGTTAATAGTTTTAATTGCTTGTTTTTGCCCTTCGTTTTTTCCTGCAAGGCAAAGACCTTGGTGCATATGTTTTTCTTGAATTTTATGCGGTGATCCAAGTTCTTCAACGAGAGCTTTTGCCTTTTTTGTTTTTTTAGACATACAAATTACTCCAACGGATTGTTGTTAAGATATTTTGCCAAGTAGTACGAATCGACTATATCTGAGATTGGGTTGCCTATATTTTCTCCTTTGTAATTGAAAAGTTTTTTGAGATCCATATTGGTTTCGGTCAAAAAAGCATCATACATCTTTGGTTTATCGGCATTACCTTTTCCAGTTGCGTACTTTTTAAGCGACATGGGAGGTAATGCTGCCCATCGCTTGCGGTTGGTGTGCATCTTGTATTTGAGCATCGCTGTGTTCTCGGCAATATGAAAAACTTTGCCACGCGAACCCATCGCATAATCTTCGATCATAATTTGATCGCAATCTTTTATGATATCGTATGCCCATTCGCTGATGCGAATAAAACGTTCCATTTGATTGGTTGGACGCTCGAACAAGTAGCCGTTTATGTTTTTGAATTTACCTTCGTATCGTTTGGTGTCGGTGAGGTAATGAACCGAACATTTGTTGAAATCTAGTTGGTGCGAATCACCCACCGTTATGCACGGGCAACTCATCGAATAGTCAACGCCAGCTATCAACATCTAACAATATTTATGAAAAACAAGAGGCAGAATCTCTTCTGCCTCTTGCGAATCTAAAATTATTTTAGATTTTAGAACAACACTTGGAACTGCGAGGTGAACACAAATTCACCTTCTTCGGTTCCTGTAGCCCAACCAGTGTTGGTGGTGTCCCATGTGGCTGTAACGTCTTCCACAGCGTAACCAACTTGGTTGGTCCACTTGACGGCACGATTAACAGCGTAGTAATTCACACCAGCCGTGAAGACGGTCATGTCTTCTTCGGATTCAACACTAGCCCATTCAGCGCGAGCGAATGGTTGAATATTTTCGGTGCAGTCGAATGCGACAGTACCGACAAGTGCATGCTCGATCGATTCGTCCGAGTGAGCATATGCGAGTCCAGCGTTGAACTTACGGTAGTTCCATGCGGCATCAGCCACATAAACTGTAAAATCATCTTCGTGATTGATTCCTGCACCCACAACAAAACCACTATTGGAAGTCTTGAAAACATTCCATCCAAAACGAGCAGTGGTGGCATAGTCAGGATCAGTATCGATTGGAGTATTATCACGATCGACTCCTTCGGTCAAAGCAGCACTGATCGAAAACATATCGTTCGACCACTTGCCTTCAACGCCTTGAGTGAAAGTTTGACCAAGAGTGTTGGCTACGAGGCTGTGCGTTGCGGGCACAATGTCTTCATCGTTGCCATTGAGTTCGCTCATAAACTGAGGACGGAACTGGCCAAACTTGACGTTGAGGTTTTTGACGCTGCTGAAATCATAATCAGCAAAAGCATTCTGAAGATCCAAGTCTCCATCGGCATCAACGAATGGGCTTACAACAAAGCCAAATCCGTGACCAAGATCGCCCGAAACATCGAGGCGAACAAGAGGAATTTCAAAGCCGTTGGCATCGCTAGATCCATTCGAAGCATAACCAAAACGGAACTGAGCAACACCGCCGATGTTTACCGAGTGCTTTTGAGCAGCGGTGATTTGTTCGGAACGCTCCATGAGCTTGACACTATCAACTTGAGCGTTTGCGTAAACCGAAACCATCGAAATAATCATAGCAAAAATAAAACTAAACTTATTCATCTGAAACCTTTCTTTGTTAAAATACCTACTTAAGTTAGTCATAGCAAGTGTCGTTTATTGATCTAAACACTACATAGCTATCTCCT